CCTCGTTTAAGAAATTCTATCTCCGAAAGGCGCCTCCATTTCGGAATATTATCACTTTTATCTGGCGCTGTATGTGTGTGATTAAACATCTCCTTCGCAGAAGCTGCTAATGTTTGGCCGTTAAACCATTCCGAAATCGAGTCATCAAACCCGATGACATCATCATCACCATATTTTATAGCTTGAACATGTTGTTCAAATTTCATCGCGATCCCTGGTTGGTTCTCAGAGCTCAAGCGAATAAATTGAATACGTGTTTTTGCTGAGTTCGATGCTGAATTTCCAAAGGCAGTAAATAAACTACCCGATATCATCATTATCATCTCATACGCTGTATCTTTGTAAACTACATACGCATGGACCGAACTATTGGTCACTGCCCAAGCTAACATAATATAATCGGAATTTATCGGCTTATTGAGTAATAAACTCATTGCCTGACAAAACAAATTGGGAAACCAATATGGGAAACAATATTCATAACCAGAAACATCCTGGTCCGTAAACTTCGTGAAACGCTCAAGAAGCAACGCTATCATATCCCAATCTCCTCCATATGGATTGACTCCAACTTTTACTTCTCCTTCCTGTCCGTGTTCAACGGCTGCTAACAGCGTCATTAAACTACAACGGGATGCTATCAGATGAGCTAAGGCTCCAATCTGAAAAGCTCGTGTGTAAAAGTCAAAGACTCTCTCTATGGGGCGTGTTTCGTCTTTTAGACAATGTAATGTAAAGTGGGGAACAATACGGCCTGCTAATGCCTCAGATATAATGAATTCAACTTCTCTCCGAAGTTCTGGATGAATCCACCGTGTCTTAGGATTTATCAGGTCTTTTCGTGTGTAGCCTTTCGCTGCCCAAGGGAAACCAGATGATGTAGACAAATCAATGCCTGCCATTCCGATCTCCGGCATGCCGAAGACTGCTTGCTCAATCGTCACGATATAGTGTTTTTTAGCCACTACATCGGGCGTAAATATTCCCTCATATACCATCGTGTTGAGCGCCTCCTTAGGCATCGATGGTAAATGTAACTTACTATACTTTCTATAAGCTAATATATTTGGATCTCGATATTCTGCCCCTTTATATCCGGGTTTCAATCGTGCTGGTTGTTCTTTTACCTCCCATGGGGGTGCCAATGGTGGGTGAACTGATCCTGTAACCAACATAGTAGGTACAATCTTCGTATGCTGTGGGGTCGAAAACTGTATATCTTTGAAGGTGCAGCGCGGGGCGCCACCCTCTATAAAGGTCCCTTTAGGGGGACCTGCTTCTACACTCACTACCTTGTGTGCAAAAGGCTCTGATTCAATCATATCAATCATGTATACTCCTTGTAACTGCATATCACTGACCATATGAGCTGGACTCCTAATGGGTACCCCTACCCATTTTTCTGGCAAAAAATCCTCCGAATACAATGGCAGCATCGTTGTCTGTGACATACAAGCTGATCCTGCTCCATGTATTCC